AGCTATGTGTAGTACAGTTTAATGCTGGATGGAATTCAGCAAATGATGTAGAATGGGTAGGAAAATTAAAAGACTGTGAAATTCAATATATTGACATTGCAACTAATGCAGATGCTGCCACAGAATGGGAAATAGTAGTTGTACCAACCATTATAGTATTTAATGGAAAAGAAGTAAAAAGATTTCAAGCTGACATTTCGTTTGCCATGAAAGCAACGAAAGGCGAGGTACAAGAAGTAGTAGATGAAATCTTAATGGATCAATTTTAAAAAAATAAGCGTATGAAAAAGTTATTATTATTACTGGCATTATTGCCTTCGTTTTTATTATCCCAAGATACTTGGGTAAATGTAGAATTTCAGTTTGACCAATATGCTGATGAAGTATCATGGTCATTGTCTAATGATTATGGTGTAGTTGCCTCAGGTGGTAATTATGAATATCAACAACCAAATGCATTTCATGTAGTTGACTCTTTAGAATCAGGAGATTATACATTTGAATTATTAGATGCTTTTGGTGATGGTTTATCATGGCCTAATGATGGTTATTGTTTAGTATCAAATGCATGTCAAGATACTTTATTTTTTGCTCAAGGAGATTATGGAATAGGATTAATTGAATCTTTAACAATAGCACCTTGTGCTCCCCCTGAACCAGCAGTTATTGATTGTATGGATGAAAATGCAGTCAATTATAACCCTGATGCTGATATAAACGATTCAATGTTATGTGAATACCCTCCTTGTGAATCAATCGATAATATTTATGTAGAACAAACATGTGATGGAGGTTCTGCAATTCTTTATTATAACTGGGATTCTTCAAATAATCCAAATTGTAATATAATTCAAATAACTTATGGTAGCGAAGATACCAATGCATATACTTTTGATACAGATATAGATAATGGTATATGGGGTGTTTATGCTGGTAATGGTCAAATGCCCCCTAATTGGGAAGATGAATTCTATGCCCAATTTACTACAGTAGACAGTTTAGTATCAGATACTGTATTTTTTACTCCATATCCCTGTACACAAGGATGTACAAATGCTGATGCTCCTAATTATAATCCATGGGCTACAGTAGATGATGGATCATGTGGAGGTCAAGCATGTGATATAGGGTATACTTCTATAACAGTAGATATAACTTTAGATAATTGGCCAAGTGAAACAGGATGGTCAATTGTTAGTGGTGGCGTAATAGATGAACATGTTGATGGAGACTATAACTATCAAGATATAGGTCAAACATTTTCATATTCTTATTGTGTAATGGAAGCTGGATTTGAATTTATTATATCAGATACTTATGGTGATGGTTTAGCAGGTTCTACTTCAGGAGGAACATTAGATGGGGATGTTCTTATTACAGGCTGTAATGGAGATACAATAACTCAACTATCTAATGGTAACTGGTTAAATGCAGCTCAAGAAAACGTAGGAGTTGGTTTTGGTAATGTAGCTTATTCAGGTTGGCAAGAAATTCCTATATGTGGAGGTCCAGAAGAAGTATTAGGTTGTTTAGATAGTGATTATCAAGAATTTAACCCCCTTGCAAATGTAGATGATGGTTCGTGTTTAAATGAACATGTGTTTGGTTGTATAGATGAAAATGCATTTAATTTTAACCCTGATGCAACACAAATGGAAATATATCCTACATGTAATTATGAATTATGGATAGGAGATGCAGGTGCTGATGGTTGGGGTAATTCATTTTTAGGTGTTGTTCAAGGAAACAATCAATGGTCATTTACAATGGGGCCAGGACAATATGAACAAACATTTCCTATATGGTTAGAAACAGATAAACCTGTTAAAATTTATTATTTTGAAGTAGGTAGAGCGCAAACCCCACCAGAAGAAGTAGAATTCCAAACACTACATAATTCATTCAAACTAACAGATCAAAATGGTGTTATATTAATACATGAAGGATGGAATCCTTTTGCAGATAATGGTCAAGGTGCACTTCAATCTTTTGCCCCTCCTTTCTTTCAAACTTATGAAGCAATGCCTTTTTGTGGTACTTTATGTATCCCAACAGTAGAAGGTTGTTTAGATTCAACTGCTTTAAATTATAACGAAGAAGCAAACACAGATGATGGTTCATGTATTGAAATTATAGAAGGTTGCACTCAAGAAATTGCATTTAATTATGATGAAAATGCTAATTTTGATGATGGTTCATGTGTAGCTGAAGTAATTGGGTGTATGGATTCAATAGCTTGGAATTATAACTCAGAAGCAAATGTAGGAGATGATTCATGTTTATATTTTGGTTGTACAGATTCAGAAGCAACAAATTATGATGAAGGTGCAAACGTAGATAATGGTTCATGTTTATACCCAGGATGTACAGACCCTTCAGCTTTAAATTTTAATCCAGAAGCTAACACAGATAATGGTTCATGTATATTACCAATTTATGGTTGTACAGACTCAACCGCTTTTAACTATGATTTAACAGCCAATACAGATAATGATTCATGTATACCATTTATTTATGGTTGTACCAATATATTTGCTTTTAATTATGACGCATTCGCAAATACAGATGACGGTTCTTGTATATTAACAGTTTATGGTTGTACAGATTCAACAGCACTTAATTATAATGAAGATGCTAATGTTGATAATGGTTCGTGTATTGAAATAGTAGAAGGTTGTACTGATCCTATAGCTTTAAATTATAATGAATTAGCAAATGTAAATGATTTTAGTTGTATTGATCCAGTTTATGGGTGTACAGATAATACAGCATTTAACTATAATGAATTAGCAAATGTTGATAATGGTTCATGTATAGAAGTTGTTTATGGGTGTACAGATTCAACTGCATTTAACTATAATTCAAACGCAAATACAGAAGACTTTAGTTGTATTGAAGTAGTTTATGGTTGTACTGATTTAGAAGCATTTAATTATGATGAATTAGCTAATACAGATAATGGAACCTGTATTGATATATTAACAGGATGTACTGATGTTAATGCTTACAATTATGATGCAAATGTTAATACAGATGATGGTACATGTGAATATGATGCAGAATGTAGTGGGGGACCTGGGGTTCCTTATTGGTTACCTAATGAATGTTTTGAATGGGTAATATCAATTGATACAGAATGCTGTACAGGTGATTGGAATTCATATTGTATTGAATTATATAATTATTGTGAGTTTGGATGGCCAATTGATTTAGAAGAAATGAGTGGCGAATTATTAATATACCCTAACCCCGTAAGTGATATACTTAATATAACACAAGAAATTGATATAAAGGTATATGATATGGTAGGAAATTTAATCATTTTTAAAGAAAAAACAACTCAAATAGATATGACTAATTTACCTAGTGGTATTTATAACTTAAATATAAATTATAATAACAAAATAATTAATAACAGAATTGTAAAACAATAACGCCTTCTAAAAAAACCATATATTTATTGAGGAATAACACTATTTAAAATGGCTAATAATAAACTTTACGGATTTCAACCCAAATATAAAGATGGAGTTGAATCAACAGCTTTACTTGACACTCTAAACCCATACGAATTTAGAAAAGGTATGGATTATGAATTAACTGAATTAGGATGTTTAAGATTACAAGAATCTACTCCTGAAGAAAGAGAAAAATCTACTGAAACTGTTCTCAAAAACCTAGAAAAACATCCATCTTATTATTCAGCATTAATCCAGTTTGAAACAGGAATGAATCAAGGATCCAAAATTACTGAAACCACATTTAATAAATTCCTAGAAACTTTTACAGGTAATGAAAGTAGAGGTGATGGAATGCAAGAAGTTGATAAAGATTTTAAAAACGATAAAATGGAAGAACTTAAAGAAGCAATTAGAACTACATTAAAAAGTATGTTAAATGAACAAGGAGGAGCTAAAGCAGCTGCTATGGCTGATATGGAAGATGATGGTGAAAAAGAAGGAGGTAAAAAAGGAAAAGGTAAAACTAAAAAAGATAAACCAGTAAGAAAAGATAGATTTGATAGAGAAGAAGAAGCTATAAAAGACATATTATTTAGAGTAGATGCTAAAGGTAAAAAACCAAAAGAAGAAGGAGATTACACAAAAGATAATCCTGCTCCTGGTAGTATGCTTTTTATTAAAGATGAGTTATTAGACACGTATAAAAACGATATAAAAAATGACCCTAAATTAGAAAAACCTAAAGATAAAGAAGACGCTTATAATAAATTACAAAAAGAAGCAAATTCAGAATTTGAAGACGCTTTTGAAAAATTTAATGAAGAATTTGACACAGATGGTACTCTTAATTTATATGTAAAAGATCAAGAATTATTTAAAACTATAAAAAGCCTTCAAGAAAGACTTAAATTAGGTTTAGATAAAGCAAGAGCAGGAGTAGAAGAAGAAGCTAGAGGAACTAGACGTGAAATAGCTAAATCTCAAATGACACGTGAAGAAGCTCTTAGACTTCTTGAAATCTGTAAAGAACATGGTGTTTCTTTAAGAGAAGGAACCGATAGTGTAAAAATATATTATGAAATAGCAAAAGCTTCTTATTTAGAAGGAGTAGCTAATGCATTAAAATTATAATAACCAAAAAAATAAAAAGTTATGAATTGGATAAATAGTTGGAGAGAAGGTAATAAAAAAAATATTATTGACTTTACATTAAGATTTGGAGTATTAACTCTATTTGAACTTAAGTGGAATCCCGGAATTAAGTTTAGATTATTAATATTAAATTTTGGGATTGAATTATAAGACTAATAATAACTTTAAAAAGTAAAATTAAAATGACATTAAAAGAACTTAAAAAAATGATAGCAGAAGAATATGCTGCATTTAAATCAAAATCTAGAAAAAGAATAAACGAACAGCCAGTTGATATGCCTGATTTACCTGGAATGCCAGGAATATCTGTATCAGATAATGATGTAGACGCTACAGGTGGAGCTGGTGATGCTGAAGCGGCATTAAAAGAAATCCAAAAAATGATAGAAGATTATTTCTCAGCTGATGAAGAAGATGATGCTGCTGATGATGCTGATGATGATGCTGGTGCAGAAGATGCAGAAGATGCAGAAGGTGAAGAAGATGAAGAAGCTGATTTAGAAGAAATATCAAATCACGGTATGGGTAAATCTGCTAAAAAAACATCAGGTAAAAATGCTGGATATAAAACAGTTAAAGAATCAAAACGAGTATTTATTCCAAAAGCTAAAAAATCTAAAGCAAAAAACCTTAGAAAGTTTACTTCAAACAAGCCAACAGCAATTTTGGAACAAAAAATCTTTAAAAGTAGATTACAAAAATTAGCTAATATTAAAAAATAAAACATGACTCTTGATGAGTTATTATTAGAGTGGTCTTATAGGTCAGAAAAGGGTTATCCATCTTTGGATAATCCTTCTGACATCTCTATACTTAAACAAATCTTAGAACAGTTAGAATTACCTTCTAACACAGTTATAAAATCTTTAAAAGAAGCTTCTTTAAATCCAGGCGAATTAAAAAAAGATAGAATAGGTAATATTAAAGAACCTGGTATTCGTGTACAATTATTTTTAGATAAAATTGAAAGAGGCGATGAATTTGAAATGATAGATGGTACTAAATTAACTATTAATAAAGAAAAATCTCAAGATGCTATTGAAAGATTAGAACAATATTTAGTATCTTACCAAGATAATTTATCTGGTTTAGTTTTTTATGACGATAATGAAACCCCACATGATCTTAAATCTTTTAAAAAAACAGAAGAATTTGGTTCAAGTAAAGGAGCAGGAGGGGGTTCTGATGAAACTAGACTTCAAGAAACTGCTCACGCTTATGGTTGTGCTATAGGATATTATGTAAATAATGATTCTATAACTAGTGAAGATTTAAACCAAGAAAATTTCGAACAAGCAGCACCTCATGTAGATGCTGACGCTTCTACTGAAGAAGTAATAAATTTTTTAAACGAAAAACCACAATGGTCTGATTCAATAGTTAAATCTGTAAATAGTATAATTAAAACTTTTCCTAACAACAATTTTAAAGTCCATAGAGGTTCAGAACAAGTACAAAGAATATATAATTCTTGGAGTAAAGTTGCTAAAAAAGAAGGAGATTTAAAAATGGGAGACGACAAATGGAATCCTGCTGATATTTGGTTAATATCCAACGACCTTATAGACCATGATTGGTCGGGTAATTTAGAAGTATTAAATGGTCAAATATCCAATTTTTATGCTGATAATAAATTAATAGGAATATCCCTAAAACAAATCCCTAAAAACAGAGAACCTAAAATTGTAGTTCAAAATGACCCAGAAATACCAAAAGAAAACATATATAAATTTAATGATTTTGATGCTTCAATCAAATCATCTAACATAGAAATAAAATATATAGATTCTTCTAAAGAAGAGAATTCAGATGAAAACGCGGGGACATTAATGTTAAAAAATTTTAATGTTGATTCAGGATGGTGTGCTGAAATCTCAGGTAAAGCAGCTAGAGGAGGAAAAGCATGCCATGGAGGTATAAATGACATTTTAAAACTAAATAAAATAGATTTATTACCTACAAGTAAAGATGTAAAAACTGCATTCCAAACAGATGATGAGGATTATTATAATAAATTTTATTACCTATTTGATAGATTTTTAGAAAATATTTCTAAAGAAGACTTTAAACAATTATATGATAAATCTGAATTAAGTTGGAGAACCGCTAAATATATGGGTTTAGAATTTTTAGAAAAAATATACAACAACACGGAATTAGCAGATGAAATAATAAATGATATTATGAGATATGCTGCTTCATCTACAAAAGCCTCATCACAACATATAAAGTTTTATTAAAATATTTGGTTTTTAAGATATTCTTTATTATATAACACTTAAATAAATTAATTTTAATATGAAATACGCACGACAGTTACAAGGAGCTATAAATGATTTAGATCAAAAATTATTAGCACTTAATAGAATAATTAAAAGAGGTCAAGTAGAAGAAGCCATTCAGTATATGGAACAGGGTCCTCTTAAAGATTCTTTTGAAAATCTACAAAATATATATAATATTGCACAAACAGGGAATTTAGGAGATGGTTTAGGAGCAAGAGGAACTACCCAAACAGGTACACTTTAAAAAAAATAGGTTATGTTATCAGCAGAAAAAATCCAATCAAATTGGGAACGTTATCTTAATGAAATACGAGCAAATATATCTAAAGAAAGAATAGACATATTAATTCCATTTTTAGAAAAATTTGAAGAACGAATAATGATGATGCCTGCCGCGGCTAAAAACTGGCATCATTCAGCATTTGCTGGTGGTTATGTTGATCATGTATTACGTGTATATGATTGCGCAAATGAATTATATAAAACGTGGAATAAAATGGGAGGCGATATATCCACATATACAATTGAAGAAATGCATTTCGTCGCTTTATTCCATGATTTAGGTAAGATGGGTCAACAAGAAGGTGAATATTATCAACCAAATGACTCCCAATGGCATATTGACAAATTAGGTCAAATTTATAAATTTAATACTGACATCCCTGCTATGAAGATACCAGAACGATCTTTATTTCTATTACAACAAATAGGGTGTATAGTATCTCAAAACGAATATATAGGAATTAAAATACATGATGGTTTATATGATGATTCTAATAAGTTCTACTTTATGTCAGGTATGAAAGAAACAAAATTAAGATCACATTTACCTTTACTTATGCATCAAGCGGATCATATGGCAGCTCAAATTGAATATGAAATATGGAATAACGCAACTGATGCTGTCCCTAAACAATCAAAACCAAAAAATGGGTCTAAGGGAGATAAAGCAATAAGAAATGCTAAAAAAATAAATACTAAAAATAATCCGAATCTATCCAATGCTACTTTGGATGTGATAGATTCTTTTTTTAAAGATTAAATTATGGGTTGGATAATAGCAACAATAGTACTTACTATAATTATAACAGCAATGAGTTTTGCTCTTATAAACTTACTGAAAAAAAATGAAAAACTAGAAGATTTTATTGCAAAACAAAGTGATGCTGTAAATCAATGTGATGTAAGACTAAAACAAATTGATGATAAAGGCATATTTTATTCCGATGATCAAATAGGATGGTTTTTTAAAGAGGTAAAAAAAATACAAGAAGCCTTAAACGAATTTACTCTTAATTAAAAATATGACTAATAAAACCAAAATTAAACTGGATACAAACTCTATTCCACCTCCTAAAAAGAAAAGAGGAAGAAAAAGAACCAAAAAAAGATATTTTACAGAAGACACTGAATTAGCAATATCAGAATATTTAGCTTCTACTAATCAAGATGAAAGAGATCATATATATAGAACTCGTATACATTATGCTTTATATAAATTAGCTGAAAATTTAATACACACTTTTAAATTTTACTATACAGAAGTAGATAATTTAGAAGATTTAAAACATGAAGTGATTTGTTTTCTTTTAGAAAAATTAGACTATTTTAAACCTGAAAAGGGATCTAAAGCATTTTCTTATTTTTCTATTGTAGGTAAAAATTATCTTATACTTTATAATAATAATAACTACAAAAAGAAAAAACAAAAAGTAGACCTATTAGCAGCAGATGAAGATGAAGGAGTATTACATCAACTAGGTAGAGATCAAAGAAAAAAAGAATTAAAAGATTTTATAGATTATTTTACAACATATATAGATAAACATATGTTTACTCTTTTTAAAAAAGAAAAAGATAAAAAAGTTTGTGATGCTATAAATACTTTATTTAAAAGAAGAGAAAATTTAGAAATTTTTAATAAAAAAGCTTTATACATATACATAAGAGAAATGACAGAAGTAGATACTCCTGTTATAACAAAAGTAACTAAAATTTTAAAAAAACTTTACAAAAAACTTTATCTAGAATTCAAAGATACAGGATATGTGAAAATTTAAAATCTTCCCATATTTATAATAAAATATAATTATGGCACAAAATTCTTTAGACCAAATAATATTCGATGATAAATCTTTTTCAGATTTATTAAAAGAAATACATAAAAATCAAAGTAAAAAATCAAAACAATTAGCTTCTTTAATAGCTGAATTACGTCCTCTTATTACTAGTTTAGGAGATGCTACAGTAGTAGTACCATTAATTAAAGAATATATGGAAATTAGTGTTAAAAATGATGATCAATTAATAAAAATGGCTGCTATTGTACAAAGATTATCTACAGGAGCTACTTCTAGTGGTGATGGGGGGTTATTAACAGAAGAAGAAATGGAACAACTTCAAAGTGTAGCAGAAGAAATATCTAAAACAGTAGAAAAACCAAAACCACTTGAATTAAAAGAACCAAAAAAAGAAGATTAAATGAGAGTAGTTAGAGTTCAAGACATAGTTTTAGATGAATCTCACTTCCATTTTGATGGAGAAGATTCTATGGGGACTATAATATACACTGAATTAAATGATAGTACTCCTAGAGATAATAATTTTACAAACTGTAAAGCAGCTAGGCCTTTATTTTATAACATGATTACGGGTTATCCCGTCCCTAATGAATTAGTACATGTTATAAGTGCACCTTCTTTTGCACACAATGATTTTGGTAATATGGTAGAATATTATTTCCCTCCTATAGCAGTTCATAAAAGTCCTACTAGTAATGCCTTACCAAACGCCGTAACTGATAAAGGAACCTATTTTGAAGGTACATATTTTAAAGAAAACATAAATATAAGACCCTTAAGAGTTTATGAAGGAGATATAGTAATAGAAGGACGATTTGGTAATTCTCTAAGATTTGGATCTACTATAGATAATAAAAAAACATTATTTCCTAATTATTGGAGCAATAGAGGAAAAATAGGAAATCCTATTACTATTATAAGAAATGGTCAAAACCCAGGAACCCAATCTCCTGATAATGCTATAGGTCCTAGAATGCCTTATGTTCATATATTAGAAGATATTCAAAATGATGATGCTTCTGTAGCTTTATGTTCTAACCAACAAATAACTAATTTTATGCCTGCTTCTATTCATATGGGATCTTATGGTCTAATTAAAAAAGAAGAACAACAAAAAACAGAAGAAGTAGAAAGAGGAGATGAAAATATGCCTAACAATGTAACAGAAGATGTTGAATTACAACAAGCAACCCCTTTACCAGCAGAGGAAATTAGACAGATTGAAGAAAGCACTTTACCTGTATCTGCTAGTATAGATACTGTAACATATGATATAGCACCAACATCAGATACAGCTATATTCCCAGAGACAGACGTACCTCTATCCTCATTATCTTCAAGTACATCAGATATTAACCAGACTTTAGGAGACCCAATAGCAGCCCCTTATGTTGCTCCTATAGATAACACAGCTGTATCTCCTTACACTACAGGAGGAGGAGGTGGAGTTTCTTAAAAAAAAATAAAAAATGGCAAGATTTACAAGAGCACATGCAATATCAACTTATGGAAAAGCAGAAATAGTAGGGATTAATAATGAACCTGGAATTGATGTAGATACAGACTCTAAACTTACATCAAATTTTATCTATACTAATCTAGATAAGTTATTTACTAATTGTGTAATTCCTATCCAAAATGCCTTTGATGTTGAAGGAGTAAATATAGGTATTACCTCTTGTTACAGATCTAAAGCATGGAATGAATATGTAGAGGGGGTTGAAGATTCACATCATATATCAGGATATGCTGTAGACCTAATAAGTACAAAACACCCTACATATGTATTATTTAATTGGTGTAAAGATAATTTACCTCTTTGGAATCAATTAATATGGGAGTTTCCTGAGAAAGGCCCTTTTATAGGAAGTGGTAAAGATTGTTCTTGGGTTCATATTTCTTTTATAGAAGGAAATAATCCAAAAACATTATCTGTAGCTTCTGCATTAGATAGTTTACATGACCTTTACACTGATAGTGATACATTTCGTAGAGGAAATTACACACATCATATAAAAGAAGCAGATTTAAAATTACTTGCTGAAGCAAAGGGAGATAATGAAACTTATACTCAAGGTGAAGGAAATTCACTTTGGGGTAATACTATACAATCAAGTGGTGGTGGTTCATCATATTAATAAATAAATAAAATGGCTGATAGATCAAAAAATTATATACCAGAACATCCAGGAATCCATCAAGGAAACCAAGTAATAATAAATTCAGATAGACTAATATTTAATGCACGAAAAGACAGCATATTATTATATTCTGATAAAGTTGTAGGGTTTAGTACTAATGGAAGTTTCCATTTTGATACTAGTCCAGATCCTGATAAAAGTAAATTTATTGTAAACTCTCCTAATATTTATTTAGGAATGGGTCCTGAAAATTCTCTTCCTACACAATGTGCTGTTTTATCAGATGATTTAATATTAGCTTTAGGAGACATTTTAAAGGCTATTGAAAAAGTATATTCAGATATAAACTTTCAAATATCTTATACAACAGTAGGAGTAGGAAAACAAACTACTTTTTCATCTAAAAACTTTAAATTAATGCAAAAAAGACAAAAAGAATTAAGAAAATTATATGAATCTTTTCAAGATATAAAAAGTTTAAATACAAAACTAGTATAAATAATGGCTACACAAGTAATAAGAAATATCGTAAATACTCAAGTTGATTCTGTTTTAGTTAGAGCCGAAGAAGAATTAAGAAATGAGGGTAAGAAAAAACAACAAGAATTACAAGATAAAATCCCTACTCCACCAGAAATAATAGAAAAACTTAAAGCAGAAATAAGCAAATATGCTTGTAGTGAAAAAGGAAAAGCAAAATTTCAAAAAAAATATGATCAAATAGATAATAACTTATCGAAAGTAGAAAACATATTAAATGGTGCTATTGAAAAAATTGAAGCTATAGAATCAAAAATAAAACCTATTTTTGAAGAAGATGGTCCTTTAAAAAAGGTATGGGAAGTAGTTGACTTTATGAATACTTATATAGTACCAGTACTTCAAGCCGCTGTATTATTAATAGACGCTGCTTTAACAGCTAATTCAGGCCCTGCAAGTAGCGGAAAATTAACTAAATCACTTTCAGATAGACAAATATTAATACTTGGGAAATTAAAAGAAATAGTACAAATAGGTTTGACTGTTCCTTTAATGGTTCAATTTTATAAAGAAATAGCACAAAGTATGTTATTAAAAATGGATCCTCTTAAACAAAAATTAACTATGATTAAAGATAAAATAGTTATGCTAAAATTATTTATATTTGGTTTACTTAACCAGTTCTTAAGTGAATGTGCTGTTTCAGAAAATACTGGAAACACTTCTACGGGTAATGAAGGAGTACCCCCTCCTGAAGAAGATACTTTATTAAGTGATTATTTAAATTTATTAAGTACACATTATGTAGAAGTGTATGAAGCGCTAAAAGCAGCAGGAGATGAAAAAGCAGTTGAAAGAATATTTGCTGTTAAAGAAAATTTAGAAGAAGACTATAACATTAGTTTTAAAGTAATTAACTTAAACTAATTAATTTTAAAAAAAAATTATATTTATAATAAAAACATCACATATGAAAGCAAAAACATTTGAAAATTTAATAAGAAAAGTAGTTAGAGAAGAAATTGACTATGCCTTAAATAGAGAAATTAAATCTTTAAAAGAATCTCTTCAAAATGTTCAAAAACCAAAAATTAAAGAAAACATACCTAATAAAGTAACAAATTCTTTAAAAGAAAAAATAATGGGTACAGAACCCATAAACACAAAACCTAAACCTAAACTAGCTTTTACTAATAATGCTACATTAAATGACTTATTAAATGAAACTGCTCAAGGAGATACAAGACTACATGAAGGAACGTCTCCTGTTTCTATGGAGGGTGATTTTTCTACTATAGGAGATATGCCTGTAGAATCAGCTCCTCAAGAAGTAGTAAATGCCGTAACTAGAGATTATAGTGATTTAATGAAAGCAATAGATTT